TATAGTTGTCGTATCCCATAATCGTATTGACAATTTTCACGTCTTTTTTCAAAATATACGAACGACCAAACGCCGAATTTTTATCATTTTTCGTATCATACCAATAATCATGTATTATTTTATTCATCCATCTTTTGCTATTGAATTCGAGATAGATGAAATGATGGTATGTTCCCGCATCAAATCCATATAGAGTTTTATGTTTTCGCAACTCACAATTGGAAATAATACTACTGGCATAATTATCATAATTATACGATTTTTCACCTTTATTTTTCGCATCGTTAATTAGTTTATGTATATTTTCTAAAAATACATCCTTTATTTCTTTATAATTTACTTTTTCTTTGTCAACATTATCTTCCATATTGATCTTTACGTAAAAGAATGGTTTGAAATCATTTACAGTTATCGAATATGATTCTCCTTTTTCATCAATTCCAAACATTTGTATAGTATATTGTTCTTTGCTGATTACATTTGTTGCTTCTCCTTTTATTGTTTCATATTTGTCTTTACCCTTGTGTTTATCTATAATATGAAAATCAAATAAACGACATTGTATAGGAGCCGATTTTTTGGACATATTTACTCAATATTCCACAATAGTTTTATATTATTAGTATTATTTATATTATATGGTATACAGTATATAGTAAATAAATTGTTTTATTATTTTAGAATTTCGATTTTTTTTTCGATTTTCTATTTTTAGATTTCTTAAAATGTCTCAGCTTGAGACTCGTCAAATGAATTTTGTATAAATTGTTCTCTTTCACTTATGGTTAATAAGCCCCAAATAAAATTAAAACTTCGATTCCAATAATATTCGCATGGTACAATATCCAATAAATTATTTTCATACAATCCAGGATATGTTTTCTTTTCAAGAAAGTTCATATATTTTAATTTCTTCTGCGTCGTTTCATTTCTAAGGATGAAATTACGTCCCAAAATATTCGTAAATTTTTCACCATCATATTCACCTGTATAATACGGTGCGTGTCTATTCATGAATATATCCAAATTATTCAGTATCCAGTGCTTCCAATCATCGTCATCTTCATCTATTTCATCAAAGCGGAAAAATGTACTATATACTCGAAATACTTGCTCTCTACTAAGACAAAAATCACGAATATCCGCCAATAATTCTTTGCGCTGTGTCATATAGGTATATGGAATTATTTTTTGATGTATTACGTGGATAGGTAATTTATTCATTAATTTGCGTGAAATAATGGACATTATAATTTATATATGTGTTCTGATTTAAATATTATTCGCTATATACATATAATATTTGCAAATTACATTTAATGTCAAATAAAGGAAACAGTGGAAACATAGAACAATTAGACGATGTACAAATTGACGCCGGGGCTTTCATGACCTTTTTCATCGAGAAAGCCATGCGTTCAATGGAAACCTATGTCGAGCACGGCGAACTTGAAGAAGTACCCGACGACATTGTAATAAAGTGCATTAAAGTTGAAGTTATGGTTAATTCGCAGAGAGAAGATAGAGACGAAGAAATCGCCAAACACAAAAAAGGAATTATGAAGGAATTACGCAAGCTTGAAGCCGAAGAGAGTGGAGAGAGTTGGGGTAAAGGAGAGGAAGACGATATTTTCGACACACCGAAGATTCCTAGACCCAGGAAAAAATATACGAATGCAAAAGTCAGCGATTGTGCTTGTACAAAGTGCACATACATTGAAAATGCCGATGAATATTGGCATAGATGGAAACCGAAAACACGCATAGAATATATTTTGAAAGAAAATGTCGATCGTATAGCTAATTTAAACCAATAAACAATATATTAAAATAATTTAAAGACAAAATCGAATAATAAAAAATAAAAATAACCAAAGAGCATAAATGTCTTTAAATTATTACAATCTTTCAAACATTGGTCCAAAAAACCAAATGACAAAAGAGGGTAAAAAACAAGACTATGTTTCGGAGGAAGACGCTTGGAATGTAGTGTCATCTTATTATAAAAATCATCATTTACATCAACTAGTACGCCATCAACTTGAATCATACAATTATTTCATCAATTATCAAATCCAGGATACAATTGACATGTTTAATCCTGTAATTGTTCATTCCACCAATGATTACAATCCTGAGTTTAAAAAATATGGAATAGAGGTAAAAATTGAAATGTGTAACTTCAAAATTTCGCGACCCCAAATACATGAAAATAATGGGGCTTCAAAAATAATGTTTCCTCAAGAAGCCCGAATGAGAAACTTCACATACACATCTCAAATGACGGTGGATTTGAATGTAGAAACAATTGTACTTGAAGGTAAAAAAATGGAAAAAGAAAAGAAATTCAATACTGTTCTTCGCAACATCAATATAGGTAAAATACCCATTATGTTAAATTCCGATATTTGCGTATTAAAACAATACCGACATTTATCTCCCGAACAAACCAAAGAATGTAAATATGACCCTGGTGGATATTTCATTGTAAAGGGCTCCGAAAAAACAGTTATCGCACAAGAAAGAGCAGCAGAAAACAAAATAGCATGTTTCAACGTTTCCAAAAACAATACCAAATGGTCATGGAAAGCGGAAATTAAATCCATACCTTCCGAAAAATGCATTTCACCCAAACAAATAAATATGATGATCGCAAATAAGCAAAATTCCATGGGAAACCCATTATATATTCAAATTCCACGAATCAAACAACCAATACCTGTATTTATTCTATTTCGCGCTCTGGGCATTATATCCGATAAACAAATATGTCAAATTATCATGCTAAAATTGGATGACGAAAAACAAACCAAAATGTTACATTTCCTCAAAGCTTCCATCGTCGACGCAAATAATCATTTGACCAAAGAAGACGCTATAAATTACATTATTAATTTTGCGATGTATACCCCGTTCAATATGGACCAAGAAACGGGAGAAAGAAAAAAACGAGAATTCACACAAAATGTATTGGACAATGATTTATTTCCTCATTGCAGAACCAAACAACAAAAAATTATGTTTCTTGGTCTCATGGCAAATAAATTAATTAAAACCAGTTTTGGAATAATCAAAGCCACCGATCGAGATTCTTATGTTAATAAGAGACTAGATTTAACTGGTGCACTTATCAATAATCTTTTTCGAAATTATTTCAATAAACTCGTCAAGGACATGCAAAAACAAATAACAAAAGAAATAAATGTTGGTTCCTGGCGCTCAATAAATGATTACAATAAAATCATAAATTGCACCAACATCTATAAAATCGTCAAATCTTCGTCCGTGGAAAACGGTATCAAAAAAGCTCTTTCAACTGGCGATTTTGGCATTAAAAACGTACAATCCAACAAAGTCGGCGTAGCACAAGTTCTAAATCGTTTGAATTATCCTTCGACCCTCAGTCATTTGCGTCGCGTAAATACACCCATCGATAAAAGCGGAAAACTCATCGCCCCGAGAAAACTACACAATACTCAATGTGGTTTCATTTGTGTGTTTGAAAGTCCAGAAGGTCAACCTGTGGGAGTAGTTAAAAACTTGACTTATTTGGCTCACGTTACAATAAGAAGCGACGTAGAAATTATTTATGATGTATTAAAGGGTAAATATTGGGAAATCGAAGAAATGAATCCTACCGAAATGTATGATAAAGTAAAGGTATTTGTAAATGGAAACTGGATTGGCATTGTAAATGACCCATTAAAGTTATATAACTATTTAAAACATTGTAAGAGTAATGGACGACTAAATTGTTATACAGGAATAGTATTTGATTATCATAATCAGGAAATCCGGATTTGCAACGATGCTGGTCGTATAATGCGACCTCTTCTCAAAACCAAAAACGGCAACCTTTTACTAACTAAAAAAATATGCGATGATATCAAATCAGGAAAATTAGAATGGAATGATTTACTCATTAATCATGGCGAATCCGACGAAACATGCATTGAATATATCGACCCCGAAGAACAAGAATTTTCCATGATTGCCATGTCTCCCAATAAATTACAAGAAGAAATTTTATCATCTAATAATGGTGTCCTCCAGAAAAAATACACTCATTGCGAAATACATCCTAGCACACTTCTCGGTGTTTTGGCTAGTTGTATCCCTTTCCCACACAACAATCAATCTCCCCGAAACACATATCAGTGTGCCATGGGAAAACAAGCCATGGGAATGTATGCCACCAACCATCGGTATCGTCTAGACAAAACAAGTTATGTACAAACATACGTTATGAAACCTCTGGTTAATACGCGAGTTATGAATATGATAAAATTGCACGAAATTCCATCGGGAACAATGTGTACGGTGGCAATCATGTCTTATTCGGGATATAATCAGGAAGACAGTATTATTTTCAACCGCCGGGCACTAGACTTAGGTTTATTCAGTGCTTCTGTATATCATACCGAAAGAGACGAAGACAAAAAAATTCATGGAGACGAAGAAATACGTTGTAGACCAGTAAAATCAAAAACCAAAGGAATGAAATATGCTAACTACAGCAAAATCGACCAAAACGGAGTTATCCCGAAAGATACACATCTCGAAAATAAAGACATTATTCTCGGAAAAGTAATACCCATTAAAGAACACCGCAATGACCCCACAAAAGTCATTAAATACGTAGACCAAAGCAAGGTATTTCGCACTCACGAAGACAGTTATATAGACATGAATTATATTCAAACCAATGGCGACGGATATACTTTCACGAAAACCCGCACTAGAACTTATCGCGTTCCCGTCATTGGGGATAAATTTGCATCGCGTCACGGTCAAAAAGGAACCGTAGGAATCATTCTCGAAAATACTGACATGCCTTTCACCGAAGACGGTATTGTACCAGACCTAATCATTAATCCACATGCCATACCTTCGCGTATGACTATCGGTCAACTCAAAGAAACACTAATGGGTCGCGTATTATTAGACTTAGGGATGTTCGGCGACGGGACTTGTTTCAACGAACTAAAGGTAATAGACATACAAAAAGAATTACGTCGTCTCGGCTATGAAGAAAACAGCAATCAAGTCTTATACAATGGTATGGATGGTACACAACTAAATACCTCCATATTCATTGGTCCCGTCTATTACCAAAGATTAAAGCACATGGTTAAAGACAAATGTCACAGTCGCTCCATTGGTCCCAATGTGATTTTGACGAGACAGCCTTCCGAAGGTCGCGGAAGAGATGGAGGCTTACGTTTTGGTGAAATGGAGCGTGATTGCATGGCTGCGTATGGAACTATAAAATTCCTCAAAGACCGCATGTATGATGTATCAGATAAATTCCACGTTGATGTATGTAATAGATGTGGAATGATGGCTATTTTCAATAATGAAAAACATTTGCATCGTTGCAATTACTGTGAAAATTTCACAGATTTTAGTAAAGTAGAATTTCCATATGCATGTAAATTATTATTCCAAGAACTTATGACTATGAACGTAGCCCCAAGAATCATCACGGATGAATTTTATCACAAAATCCAAAATCAAAAAATCTCCTCAAAATCTTTGGAATGTAGGGAATATCCGGAATCCTCGGAATCCTCGGAATCCTCGGAAATTCCTTGAATATAGGAAAATATTCTATCCATTCAATTTTTTTCATGAATTGAAAAAAAATTGAAAAAATCTCAAAAAATGTTGAGCGACGCAAAAATTTCGAAAAAAATCTCGATCTCAGGAAAATGTTCAGAATACCCTTTTTTTTTCATTTT